CCAGAGGAGCCAGACGTACCAGATGAACCAGACGTTCCTGCCGAACCGGAAGAGCCAGAAGTTCCTGATGAACCAGAGGAGCCAGTAGAACCAGAAAATCCGCTAGTCCCAGAAGACCCGGAAGAGCCAGACGTTCCAGCCGAGCCAGAGGACCCTGAAGAACCAGCAGTACCGGCAGAGCCAGAAGAACCAGCTGCACCATTCGTACCGCTAGTCCCAGAAAATCCGGAGGAGCCAGACGTTCCAGCTGAGCCAGAGGACCCTGAAGAACCAGAGGTGCTAGACGCCGAAACAGGAACCCAAGCCCCAATCACCTTAGCGTAAATAATCAAAGAATCTGACGCTGTGAATTCAGCGCCATCCATTACTTGTGATAATAGAGTATTTTTTTCGGCTTCTAAACCAAAAAATCTATCTCCCGCATACCTTGTGATAGCCATAATTTATTCTTTGACCTTCTTATAGATTACACTTTTTTGTCTAGGCATTGAATTTATAGATTTTGGATCTTTATTACTATACTTAGAAGAGAAGGAACTATAATTTTTACTTACTTGACTAGGGGAAAATTGAGAATCATAAATGGCTACTCTATAAATGTATCCTTGGAAATAATATGGCAATTTAGATATCAATGGATAATGCCCAAAACAGATTGCGGCATTCTGGTCATCTACTAGATTGATGACGTTTGGATCGAAACTGTACTGATAGACTGGGGATGATTTCGGAGAGCCTAATTTCAGAGGGGCATTTTCATCAAGAAAAGTATTGGCCACTTGGCTTCTAGTATCGTAAAGAAGAGAATATGTCCCGAATGACGAAGCTGTTGATCTATATAGATAATATCCATTAGCATTGCTCACCGTTTTCCAAGACAATTGAATAGATTTCCTCACTGAATCGACTGGCACAGAAATAATAGAAGAGGCTTTGGACTCCCCATAGGAATCGTAAGCAGAAACACAATAGAATTGATTAGTTTGGCTCAAGAATCCCGAATTAGAAGTATTACCAGTGTCGCCAACGGTTCTCACGGAAGACTTCACATTTGCAGCGGCCAATCCAAGCGGGGCTTCGAGAATTGAATCAATTGAAACATTTACTTGTCTACCATTGATATACACTTGGACTTTCGATCCAGAAGCCAAATTGACATTCAGAGTCACTACCACATGATATAGGCTATTTAATTCTATTGATTGTTCGGAGTATCCTGATAAAATTGTATTGCTCGGAGAAGTGAAAGAAAAATATACCCTCTTGTCTTGTATGTAAATCAACTGTGGATAGCCCGAATTCTCAGTGAAATACCCGCCAGAGTCCCCGGCTGACCTAGCGAGCAAGTAAGCTTTCCTGAATGAAGAAGCCGTCTGTTTAAACCAGAAATCGTAAGTTTGGATTTTTGAACTTCCTATTGAGAATGTTTTACTTTGATTGTAATTTAAATTTACATCTATCATTCCTCCATCTAGAGAATCAGTTCTATTCCCAAATAATACAAAAGAAGAAGAATCAAACATCGCATTTGTCAGATTAGAATCGTTTCCATTGCCGCTTAAATCAACCAAAGAACCATAAGCTGAGCGCGAAGATGAAGTAAATTTAGTGGGGTGAACTATCCCCTTGAACATGGGTTTATTTTTTTCGAACTGCATGTTCTTGTATAGGATGTATCCACTATTCAAATTCGAGCCACTCAACTCTGATTTCGTCGGATCGAAGCATACAGAATAAGACTCTGAAACGTTGTTCGACCCAGAATTACCAGAATTGCCAGAATTGCCAGAAGAACCAGATGAGCCGCCGTTTCCAGAGTTGCCGGTATTACCAGAATTATAAGCTCCAAGAATATTTATCTTGCCACCGAAATAACTAGAAGAAGCATTTCTAGATGAGTAGTAGACCAATGCTGGAGCATCGTATGGTACAGTGAATAAAGCGTAGCCATCGAATCCCTTGTTCCCATAATAAGAGAATCCATTAGAGTAGACACTTGACCCTGCTCCAGAAGGTCCGATTGATAAGTAGAATTCGTCATATATGTTGCTAGAGTTAGATTGAGTGAAAGCGTAAGTGGCTCCCTTATATAGGGATAAATTTCTCCCTTGATTATTGCCCACATTAAAACCTTGAGCCGAGCCAGACCCGTAGAATTGATGCTGGCCAGAAATTTTTGCGGCCACAGATATTTCAAAGACAGTGGCGTTTTGATTCGTAGATGAGGATACGGAAGGCACGAAAATCTTTTCCTGTATCGTTTGCCAAGTTCCCTTAGAGTCGAAGTTGTAATTCTTCGCCACAGTTGCAAAAGAGCCAGTCAAGTTTGGAGTCAGGCTCAGGACTGGAGCCGACCCAGTCCTTGGATGCCCAGTAGATACATAAGCATCGACAGAGACAGAATAAGTATCTCCTCTTATTATGTTGATTTGAAATCCATGTTTATTGCTGGTAGAGTCAGTCTGGCCAGAAACAAAATTGTACTTATAGACAGAATCAGAAATATTGAATGGCCCCGGCGCATTGCCAGAAAAAGTTCCTTGGCCACTAATATTTTGATAATAGTCTAATTTATAGAAAGCCCGGCCAGTGTCCGTCGGCTTTATTCCGAAGCCGGAATTAAGGGTAGGTTGAGAAAATAAATTGACAGTTGGTTCACCCGCGTAAGACTTGTCGTATACATCGTATAATAACACGCAAGAACTAGCACCGGCATCCGTCGCTCCATAAGAGATGTTCATGTTAGTAGGCTCCTGTATAAATCATAGAAGAGATTATGCATTCTATGTTATTGGGCTGCATTATTTTTGTGATAAAGTAGTCTCCAGTTATGGTCCCCAAGCCGCTGGCATAGAATGTTTGGTTATCTATAAATTGAGTAAATAAAATACCATGTTGCCCACCGGGATTCGCATAATTTCCAGAATAAGGCAAGAGGTCTATTTGCTTGAACCCTACTCTATTAGAGAAGCTTTTAGAGCCGCTGATTGTTTGATTATCAGAAACAACATCAACAAAATTACTGCCAGAGGTAGAAAAAGAAGTCTCTAGAGAAGAAACTCTTGCATTAAGCAAGCCGCTGACGTTAGTGATTTTTGAATTTAGTACGCCACTAGCGCCAGAAATTCCAGAATTGAAAGAAGTAGTCTGGCCGCTTATTATCCCAGAGACTTGATTTTGTAAACCAGTAGTAAGATATATTGAATAATCTACATTCCCAGAGACAGTCGAAAGATTGGCGTTGGTTGTAAATAATTGGCCACTTAAGGAAGAAACCTCTGATTGTAAAAAAGAACCAGTGGACTGAATTTTAACATTCAGCGCGCCACTGGCATTCGATATGGAAGAGTTTAGGTTTCCGCTTGTTGTATTTAGATTGCCGCTAAGGGCTATAAAACTAGAGTCGGAGGAGACGGAGGATATGTAGCCAGACGGATTGCTACTCTGGTAATAATTGGGGTCTCCTACTTGCCTTATCAGCCCAGAGAATTCGACCTGATCTATTTGCTTTACTCTGATTAGATTGCCCATCTACTAAAATTACACTGATTATCGACCCTCGGACAATATCTTCATCACTTCTTGGCTTACTTTTTTAGTTTTCTGCTTATTTTCGGTGGGGGTGTTGTAAGCTAGTGTATATTTTAGAAACTCTCTCTCTAGTCTAGCAAGTAATATTTCATGGTTATCTGTGGGTAAAATTCCAATACTTAATGCGTGTGCTTGCATATCTGATCTATTCATAACTGCTAGACGAGCCTTATACTCTATTGGGTCATGCGTCCCATACTTGCTCAAGCCAGTATCGCCCCAGAGCTGGTCTAGGGTCGTGGGCTTGCCTTTTTCTTCCTTGGCGTCTATTTGCTTGAGGTCCTTGAGGCCATTCTTTTTCTTACTCATATCAAGTTATAATGCTTAAATGCTAGTATATCAAATAAAAAACCCGCTGGGTTGCCCCAGCGGGTTATTTGAACTTCACTCAGATTAGACGATGATGCCAGAAAGGGCACGGGCGTCGATACAGATGCGGCCCTCTTCTAGAGACCCGTAGAATCCAGCCTTGTCAGAACGCTGGACGAACTGGTCGTCAGGCATGACATTGAATTGACTTCCAACCTCGCTAGAGGTGGCGACTGGGCGGATCAAAGCCCCACGGCTATTGTCAACACCAACAAGGATCTGGTGGATGCCGGGGTCGAAGGCGGCCGAGAGAGTAGCCGTTTCAGAGATATAATTATCGAATAGAACATTATACTTCTTGTTCAAGCCAAGCTCGATTAGCTCAACGATGTTTACGCCGAAGATTTCCGACATACCAGCGTTGCGGTAGATCTCTTCTCTCATATTGTCGGGAAGAGCAATGCCAACGTTAGTATCCGTGGTTCCAGTAGCGCCCTTAGTGGTGTTCAAGGGGTTATAGGCGAAGGCGCGAATCTTTTCCTTGATTTCAGGAGAGACGTAGAGGTCAGTCATTCCAGAGCTATAAGCATCTAGAGCGGTGCCGCCAGCCCATGATTCGTTGATACGCTTGGTGCGGGTCATTGCTCTATTCAAGTCATCCAACTTGAACGTCGTTAGCGTACCAGCAGCGATATAGTGCCTGAGAGCTGATAGACCTTGGGGAGTAGTAGTCGCTTCACCGAGAGCCTTCAAGATGACAGACCAAGCATTGCGCTCCTGCTTCACTAGGATTTCCTGAGCCATACGCTCGACTAGCTTAGCGATAATGTCCAAGCGAGCCTGACGAGCGTACCGCTTGTTGATTGAGACCGCGCTATCTAGGCGGTAAGTAGCAATCTTGACCTCTTGGATCGCAGAAACGTCTTGAGCACTAGGCAAGCCACCAGCTAGAGTTTGTGACCAAACGCTAACGTAGCCATTCTGTAGCTCGTTGTAGTATAGGTCGAGTGGATAGCTAGGAGAGTCGTTCTCATCGAACGGCGCATCAGTATAGATTTGGCTAGCAGTGCCCGCTTGTAGAATGACTCTTTGGATTACGGGTCCAAGGAAAGCCGCGAAAGCTTCAGAAGCTTCAGCAGAGACCATCTTGTTTTTGGCTCCGAGAGCTTTGATTAGCTCAACTTGCTCAGGAGTATTTTTTAGTTTGATTCTCATATTAATGATTCCTTATGGATTATAGAGCCAACTTGACTAGGGTTTCGTTGTTGGTATCGGCAGCTCCGAGGAACTTACCGATAGCTACATTGAGAATACCAGCGCTTCCAGTAGAAGAGGTAATCTGCCCGGTTGCGCCGGCGTAAGCGACTCCACCGACGGTAGGCGTACCGAGGACTCCCTGCATCAAGAAGATACCACGGGTGACAACAGGGACAGCTTGTCCGGGGATCACGACTTGCATCTCGGCAGCTTTGCGAGGGCGGTACTTGAGCAACTCTCCATTTTCATCAGCGTCTTTTACGTCGAAAAGAGTGAGGCCGATTGGGGTCTCTCCAGTGGTCGAGGCGACTACTTTAGCAGTGACGCCGTAACGCTGGGAGACGACATTAGCAGGAGCGAGAGTACCGGCGCTGCCGATATACTCCATTCCGCCACCAATCTCTTCTCCAGAGTTATAATTCTTCCAACCAGTGGCGATTTTGACCAAGGTGCCCTTGGTAACGCTGATTGAACCGGCAGTCAGCCCGGTGGTGTCGTAAGAGAACAGATTTAGTACATCATGTTCATCATAGTCTCTAAAAGGTCTTAGTTTGTAAGCCATATTATTATTACTTTATTGTTATTTTTTTTGTCGGGGATTATTTAACTATGAAACCGTCATAGTTGAAAGCGCTCTTGTATTTATTGAATAGGGTATCCTCAGAAGCAGTAGAAGTGAGAGGAATATCAATGACAGGCTTTTCAGCCTTATTAATAGCGGCTTCAATTACGGAAGCTTTTGATTCCTTACTCTTCTCTTCGTCTTTCTCGTTGTCTTTGATGCCCATCTTTTTCTCTTCTTTCTCGTCGTCCTCTTTCTTCGCTCCCTTCTTCTTGCTCTTCATGAAGACGGCCATCTTGTTCTTGTACGCGGCGAAGGACTCATCATCCAAGCTAGCGATATCATTGGCCAAAATTTGACGAGTATCAGCATCCAGATCATACTCTTGATCAAAAGCGGACATCCGGGCGTTGAAAGCCTCGGAAGCGGCAGCCTTTAGCATCTCAGCCTGAGCAGATTCCAAAGAAGTCTTAAGGGTGGAGACTTGGTCCTTGAGGACAGCGTGCTCGGCTAGCAAAGTCTTATGGTTGTCTTGGGCCAATTTTAACGAATTTTCAATAGAAGATTTTTCTACGGAGAATTGTTCGGAAGCAGTCTTGAGTTCTTGCTCAATGAAGTCCGCGATTTGAGACGCTGAAATTTGCTTCAGGCTCTCATCTGTGATATCTTTGGTGCTTTTGATTTTCATAGTTTCTTCTTTTATACTATTCTTTACATCTAAAATTGCAATTTTGGAAATATTTTCTTCAGCAATCTTTACGGTGGCCTCTGTTTTATCAGTTACTATACCCTTCACGTCGGCGGCTGGGGTCTCGGTTATGCCGATTCCGAGGGGGACTACATTGCCAATTACCTTGCGGTATAAGCAGCGAGTTTTATCTACTTTGCCAGACCCGCCGAGGGCTCTTAGATTGCTTTTTAGTGAATCGACTTCCTTAGCATCTGAAATCTCAACTCCATCTTCGATGTTCTTAGATTCGCCTTCGATGGCAATCAAGTTGAAGTCATTAAAGCCAAGTTCCCAGCTTGCGCTTATCTTTTGATAGTTCTCGCTAGACTCGTCCGCAGAATCTTCAATAGCATTTGCTAAAGTGGGATTAGCTATTTTCCAAATAACGCCGCCCAGAGTGATGTTGTATGGACCCTTTAGATCTTTTATTTGATCTTCCGTAAGAGGAATGTCTGATCCGAACTCACTAAACCCAGCGGTTAAAATTACTCCAATTATTCTTTCTCTGTTGTGCTCGACGTTAATTGGTTTGTTTATGAAGTCTTTATATAGAGAAGCGGCAGATAAAGAATCAATGACGTCTCCATTTTTATTCACTCTATTTACGACAGCGGCATTAAATGCAATCGGGAGCAAATCAATATTCTTTTCTGTATCTATATTAGGTAGGAATTTAGAAAGCTCCTTGGAGGAAGCCAGTGCCAAATACTTGTCCTTCTCCTCTGATACTAGAGGCTTGACTATGAAGCTGAAGCTTGTCTCGTAATTAAATTCCATACCATTTTTCTTTAGAGTCTTCTCCATCTAAATATAAATCTTCAGAATTGGCAAAGTTGAATTCGCCCACTTCTTTCAAATCTAGAGAAGCTTTTGAAAAGTCCTGCTCCTCGACCTGCCAATAGTCAGAAATATCCAAAAACTTAGAGTTCGCCAAAGACTCATCTCTATACGAATCATTTTTCAAGTGCTCATTGCTAAGCATTCTCAAAAACAAGTTCACTCTAGCCATGGAAAATATAGCTATGCTTTTATCAACATTGGTTTCGGGATTGAAAGAGTTGGCAGCTCTTTTGAAAACTCTCTTGAGCATCGGCAAATTAGCTTTTCTACCTTGGCTGCCATTGTGGGCTTTGATTTTCTGGCCTAGTATTTCAATCACTTTCTTAGAGAATGAAACTGCATCCTCAGAGCCTTCTTTGATGACGTTTTCTTTCTGGTTTGTAGCCTTCTGACTAGCTTCGTTTTTGGCATTGATCTCATGAGCGTAATCGACCAAATAGACCTTCCCATTCTTGGGGGAGGGGCCGCTGATTAAGATTTGCTCATCAATGTTCATCTTGTTGATAGTTACGAATATATTACACTATTTTTTTTTAGATTTGACTAAAATTCAATACGGAAGCGTGAAAAAGGTCAATTCCATGTTCTTCAGAGATTTCTTTAAGCTTGGAAATCCTATCTTCATTGGGCTTGGCGGATCCAGAAGAATACTCCTTGATTGAGGAAATCCACTTGTCTTTCTCCTCGTTGGTGAAGATGTCTTTAGCCATCGCTTCGACGACTTCCAATTGCTCCGGGGTAAGAGTTTTCTTCTTGTGTTTCTTCTTCAGGAAGTCTTCGACCTTAGCTTGCAGTTTCTCGAACTCTCTAAAAGCTTCAGATACTCCTTTGATAGAGTACGAAGCTATAGCAGGTGTTTTTTTGCCGCCGCCAGCGGGAGATGGAGTCTTGGTAGATTGAGGAGCTTTTGATCCGACTGGTCTCCCCGTGTTTATCGGAGCTACCCCAGCTCCGGGTCCAGACGCTATAGGAGCGTATAAACCTTCATTCTTGTATTCCAAAAATTCTCTTTGAGACTCTACAGAATGCTCTTCATCAGGCAGTACGCCAGTATTGATAGCGGTTATGCCCTCAGACGGGGTGAGTACGCCAATTTGGACAAGTTGAGCACATACCCTATTCCAAACTGAGGTATCCTTGAAGTCCATCTCTTCGAAATGAGGGGTAGGGAAGTTCTTAAAGCCCATGTTTTGGGAGAGTCTCTTTATCTCGGGAAGTAGGAAGTCAGTGACTAGAGCCTTTCTTCCTTGATTCAGTCTTTCCATGAATATATTTACTTTGGCATTGGTGCTGCTAAATTTTTCATCCCCAACCAATATGTTGTTCAAGCCAAGTTGAATGTCTTCATTTACAATTTGATATTTTTTGGGGTCTAAGATGGCTCCGATATCAGGAATGATGAATTCTGCTTTGGTGGTAAAGTCTGAAACAAGAACCTTGCCAACAGATTGATTCTGGAATAAGCCTTGCATGGCTTCGATGTTCTTTTGGTTGATGTTGAGCGTCCCGTTCTTCAACTCGCTGCCCATCGTAATCAACAACACGGCCTGCTGAGTGGTCCTAGTCAGAGCCATGTCCATCTTTTTCATCTCTTGCTTCCAGTTGATATCTTCTAACACTGGGAAGCCCATGGGGACGGAAAAGGGCTCATAGTCTTGCTTCTTGTAGAATACCGCATTTACTCTATCTACATCTAAAGGCAAGGAAACAAAAGCCCCGGCTCCTGAGTAGGTTTTCTTTTTTAGCTTTAGTTTATTTTGCTCATCTAAACTCTTTAAGACAGCGCGGTCTTCATCAGTGGTAGGATTACGAAGTCTTTCCAACTCGTAATCTGTCAAAATCTTATAGTATTTACCGCCAACGAAAGATATGTTCCCGCCGTATTGGATGTCGGCTGGATTCAAGATCATGTATTTAGCTGGAAGCACAACCCCAGCAGAAGACGCAGCTTCGGAGACTCCCCCACCAAAGGTTTGAGTAATCTTGAGCACGTCCTCTGGCTTTAGAGTATAGTCAAAGCGATAAATAAATACATTCCCAGACCTGTAGTATTCTCTGAAAAACTTATCTAAGAAATTCTCAAGGTTTATCTTCTTAAAGAAAGCTTCGAAGAATTCTCTCGACTTTTTGTTGCCGCCAGTGAAGTACAGGTTGCTACAGGAGAACTCTGTCATCAAGTCAATAACATTTCTAAAGACTGAAAAATTATAATAAGCCTTTTGGCACAGGATGATGGCATCCCTGATATTTAGGCTGCTCTTATTGGACGTATTGTGAGAATACTTAAAGGGCACCAAACCGTAATCGATGTTATGAAATCTTTCTGTCCTCTCTATTACTCCCGATAAATTTCTTCTAGAGGGCGAAGAGCTGCCTTCATCAGCGGCATAAGATGTCATCATCGGAGTGACTTCTTTGGCGCTTGCATTAGCTTCTTGCATTTTTTTGGTTGGCTTCTTGGTCATTTTTTAAAATCCTATTTTATCATCAAGTAACTGCCGCTTCTATAAACTGTCCCAGAGGGGAATCCAGAGACCTGAGTGTATGTTGGTAGGCTTGGCATCAAAACATATCCAGAAATACCGCTCAACGTCACAGAGGGTCTAGACGAGTGACCCAAAATCAAAGTATAGTCATCGAAAAGCTCCAGCATGGGCAGGCCAGCAGCGTCAGCCACTGACCACATAGAGTTGGTGGTTCCAGTCTCAGAGTAGGTGACGAATACTCCGCCAGTCCCCACTATAGACACGGAACCCGAAGAGCTAGCTATGTAGATAGAGCTTGGAGTGCCGGCCCCGCTGAGGTTTATCTTGCTAGTGGAGATTGAAGAATCGAAGAATTTTTTTCCAGTAAAATGGAAATTGTCTCCACTAACTATAGAAGTGACTAGAGAAGAGTTGGAGCCAGAAACTATTTTGGTATTTAATATCCCAGATATAGAATCAGTATAGGATTTTGCATATCCACTCGAAGTATTGATTTTGGTATCTAATGTTCCGCTTGCTGAATTTACTCCAGAATTAAGATTGCCACTGACAGCTACAACATACCCGCTAAGATTGTTGATACTAGAATTCAATGAGCTTCCAGTCTCCCCTAATCTAGAATTCAAAGCTCCAGAAGCTGTATCTGTATAAGACTTGCCAGAAATCAGGGATTGATTTATGCTGTTATTTAAATTACCAGATAGGGTATTGGCGTTCGAGTTGAGTATCCCAGTAGCCGTATTAAGATCCGAATTGACCAGATAACCAGATGGATTGGTAAGAGGGTAATAGTTTACGTTTCCGACTTGAACAAAAAAGCCAGAAAAGTCAGACTGATCCACCTGCTTGACTCTTACTAAATTACCCATACTACATTGAAATTACACCTAAAACATTCTAGGAGTGAAAGTTTCTGTCACATTATTTATTTCTACGGACATTATTTCATTATAGCAATGAACCGCCCAGTTAGCCAACATAAATGCCGAATAATTATCTTTCCGGGCTCGATTGGCGGAGGAGCTTCTTCTCAAGTGCTGTGGCAAATCAAAGTTCATCATGCCTCTGGAAGTGGCGCTGCACTCTACGATTGCACATTGTTTTTTCGTTTGATAAATGTAATCGTCTTGATTCTCTAGGAAATCCAAGGGCGTCCATTCGGATTTCTCAGCATTGAATATCAGGTCCTTGGGTAGCGGAATCCCGATGGTTTCATTGAAGAATGCTTCGTTCGAGCAGGTCCGAGAGGCGAACAATACTTTCTTATAATCTATGCAAGCTTGGAGATATTCGTTTCCTTTTCTAATGAAGCTAGAGGAGAAGACTTGGCTGAATGCTATCTTATGTTCGCTTAGGTTATATTGTACCCTAGCGTTTTTGAGCTGCATGGAGTAGTCGTCCCCCTCGGAGTCAGAGTTAAAGTCTATGGTCTTTATATTTATTTTATTGTTCTTGAAGTAGTCTGATTGATTACAGGTGTCTATGAAGATATCAGAACCTGCGTTGTCGCAGACAATCATATGCACGTTGAAATGCGTCATGATATAAGAAAAATACTTTACATGGTTATTTAAGTTTCCCAAGCCAGCGTAAGTATGAACCAAGACCCCCAGCTTGTTCTCCTCATCCAGCTCCATGACTGCTATAGCGAAGAAGTCGGCATTCGGGCTGTCGCTCATGTTCGGGTCTATTCCGACCACATACTTCTTACCGGAAGTGCCTCTGACTAGAGTGTGCGGATATTCATCTTTCAGGGTGCATTCCTCCATTTTCTTGGCACTGAAATAACTGTCTGAGCCATCAGTGAACTGAGCGCAATACTCCCTGAGGAAAGAGGAGTGGGAAGTCCCTCCGCTTTGAGCCTCCTCAATAATAGTCTTATCAATCATCTCTTCTGGCAAGGCTTCGTACCCGAGTTGGGAGACGAAATAGGAAGAGTCTTGTTTATCCTTGTCCATTATCTTATTCACCCACTCTTGGTAGGTCTTGTATAGGTTTTCGAAGGTGTAGCTGGCGGATGACAAGGCTATCATCTTAGAATTGTTCACGAATACCATCCGATCCTCCTCTTTCATCTTCCCGGCCTTTATGAGTAGGTCTTCCATTTCTCTGATATCTATACGCCTCTTCATGTCTTGGGGAGCCACAAGGAAGGGCATCAATACATTTTTAATTATCTCCTCTGGCAGCAGTAGGAACTCATCAAGAACAAGGACATTAGCGCGAAAACCACGAATCTTTTCACCACTCAAAGGAATGGCCCTTATGGATCCTCCATTGATGTCCCACTCGTACAGGTCGTTTCTCTTGCTCTTGGCCCCGAAGGCTTGCAACAGCAACTCCGCTCCCTTGGTCTCACTCATCTTTTCGATGTTATTAAAGATAGCTCTAGCTGTTCTGAAAGTAGGGCCAGCTATGAGAATCTTAGTGTTGGGCTCGAAGATACATTGCAGTACGCAATAAACGCTAGCTATAAATGATTTGGCACAGCCACGACCCCATACGCACATGGAGAAGTTTCGATTGAACATCCCTTTGAGGGTTATCTCCTGATATGGCGAAAGCTTTATGCCAGTAAGGATGTATGTGGAGAAATAGAGATTCTGGCGCAAGAACTTTATCAAGGATATCTTGGCTTCCTTGTCTTCCAGTTCCCCTTCAAGCGCAGCGAATATCTCGTTGTAGTTGAGATTCTCTTTTTTATATTTTGTTCCTTCTATCCACATAGATTATAGTAATTTAAGGTCGTACATCAGTTGCAAGTCGTATTTCTTATATTCACCGTTGCTGAAGAATATAGTTTTCATCACTCTGACTGATTCCTCTCTGCCGTCAACGAACAAGAACTGGACGTCTGGGTATTTTTGTATTATTTCCCTCACATTAAAAAACACGAACTCAGGAGTAACCTTTATTTTCTTTGATACGTAGCTTAAGTAATTGAAACTCAAGCACTCCTGAAGCGGCCTCTCTACTAGTATCACCAAGGACGCTTCGCTAGCCTTAGAACGATCAATCTCTCTACAAAATCTTTCAAAGCCGCCACTGAGCGTTCCTATGAAGTCAGAAATGGACTTCCTTTCTATGTAGCACCTGTTGTCTGGGTCGTTAAGAGCGTAGTCTCCGAATTTCAAGCCCTTCACTTCGGTCGGGTAGTCTATGACTAGGGGCATCTGCTCTCTTGAGTCTATGAATATTTTGAATCCATCTTTTACCTCATACTTCAAGGGTGAAGTCGGGTAAGAATACTTGTTCTCAAAACCCAATTGAGAGCATAGCTTATAATAGTCTCCAAAGCATTGATGAAAGTAATTTAATGGAGGACTAGTAACTGACCGCAGCTCTACTTGTCCGGGGGAATACTTTAGGTTTCTCTTGTTTTTTCTCTGTAGTAAAAAGTTCTTTAAATATTCCTTGCGCTTATCTTCCGTCTGGGCTTTTAGCCAGTTTTTCATCGAGATCTTATTATTGAAGTCGTTAGAAAAATAGTAGTCCTTGTTCTTAAAGTTTATCAGCTCTCCAGAGCACAAGTCTCTTCTTTGTTCATGCTGCTGGTAATACTCTGCCATCCTCAGTTTATGAGACTTCAAATGAGAATGAAAAGTCTTATCAGTTTCAAATTCTAAATCGCATATTTTGCACTTAACCATTCAACACTTCCTCCTCTGTGATGCCGAAGATTCTAGCTTTTACATCGTCCATTGATGTCAACCTTCCAATTTCTGTCTTCAAGACCTCTCGACGCATATCCGCCATCTTAATCATCTCTCTTCTGGTGTCCTCGTCTTTCCACAACATCACCAAGTTCAAAATCGAGGCATTCTCTTGGACTTGTTTGGAAATTCTGTCACTTCTTTTGACTTTAAGGTCGTTTAGCAGTTTTTGTTGGCGAGAAACACATTGATTGTACTCTGTTCTAGCTGAAGTAATGGCGTCTACTAATACCATCGGAATTTTTAGGCCAGATTTCACGTCGTCGTCAATTTGGCCCTGCAAAACTTGTATTGTTGCTTGAATACTAGATGAAATAACAACTTCCGTGGCTAATACAATATATTGGTCCACTTCTTCTTGGGTTAAGTCGGCTTTATCATAAGTATATCTGATGAAGCTACTCTCAAAAAGATCCCTATCTACTTGACTAGTATAAGTTCCTATCTGATGTAGGAATCTATAGGTGTGAGCGTAGGCAATGACAGACTTTAGTTCTTTTTTTTGTCTTGCTGTCAATTTGTCTTTATCCAAACCATCGAGAACGTATTTATTCACTCTGACCAAAGCTCTCTCCAAATTCTTGGGTGGTTTGTAGTCTTCTTGATCTTCTTCTGGCTCGGTTTGGACGTCCTTGACCTGTGAAGGCAAACTGCTTAAATATTCTTGGATACTGCGAGCCTCAATTGACAAGTTATTTAAATTATAGTCATTAAAAAGGTCTCTGGCCAGCTCTACGGCAGACATGGTAGAGGCATTGTTGGTGATGTAGTCTTTCTGGTCTTGAGTGAACTCTACCCTAGCCTTGGGAACATATTCGCTCTTGGTCTTTATCTTAAGATCTCTAGACGCTAAAAATTTCTTGATAGCTTTGCCATAAACACTTCGGCCATCTAAGTCAGGGATGTCGCTAAAAACTTTCTTGGTTAAGTCATGTAAACTCGGGGGATTTTCTTTGTTGTCGTTCCAAGTTAAGATAATCAAATCTTGCTGTTCTTGAGTCAAGGTTATTTCTGTCATACATCTACCTCACCATTAAGTAGGCACTGTTTGGCTTTTTTTATTATTATTTTTTGAATGTTGCGGAGTTGTTTGTTGTAAGCTATCTCAGACTTCTCGTCGTACTTCAACTTCAAGGCCCGGCAGATGAATTTTTCGCTTTTATTTTCAATATACAGCAGTCGATAAACTTGCCACTCTATGGGTTTAAGGATTTGCTCTAGTCTTTTACTTAGATTTTGGATTGCTGATCCTATGTCCAAGCCTTGCGCTGGCTGGCTGTTTATTTCGTTGGCATGATCTTCTATCGAGACCGTCACTTTTAAATCGTAAGCATTTTTCTTGTTCTTGTGCCAATTTTTGAAGAGGGGGCATTTTTCGCATTGCTCATTGTATATCCTGCATCCGTGTTCTCCAAGGGAAGCGGCGCATTTCAAACATGGTCTTGTGTAATTGCCATAGTTGTTTCTGATTATATTTTTTATCTGATTAGAGATGAGCCGATTTATCCAAGGAAGGATGGGTTTGGTATCATCATATAAGTGGAGTTTATTATAGGCATGTATCCTTACTATCTGGGAGACGTCGTCAAAGTCTAGCCAACTAAGGGCAGATAATGTCCACCGACCTCTTCTTTTGCTTATCTCAGAGTCGATGAGAGGGCCATATTTTTCAAAATTGATTTTATTCCTCTTCATTCGTGTCTTGTTTAGACGGATAAAAACCAGCCTCTCTCTTGAAGGCTTCCATTGCTTCTTTTCTATCTATTTTAAGCGAGGTCGCTTGATTCATTTCTGGGCTAGAGTCTCTTGTACCTATAAGGTCGCCAATTTTTGATTTCGAATGGCCTGAATCATGGGCAATCTCTATTTGAAGGGAAGATAAGTTCCTCATTCTTTCTATATCTATCTCTTTATCTCCGGGTTCTTCTATTTCTTGTGTAATGTTACGTAAGGGTCTAGAAGTCTTTGGGGCTGAGGCTGCCAGAGAGGAAAAACTGTTACCGCATCCAGAACAGAACTTAGGCTTGTCATATGAGTATTCTGTGCCAGATCCGCATTTTTGACAGTAACTTTTCATGAAGGATTATATTAATTATGCCCAAAAAGACAAATAAAAGTTTCAACTTCACCACAGATGAAGGAATAACCTACTCTGTTGACAAAGTAAAACCCCCGGCCAAAGAAAGGGCAGAGGGTCTATGCGACAACCCAAACAGCAAACACCCAAAGATAATCATAGATCCAGACTTGCTGCCAAGAAGAGAGATGGCCGTTACTATTGAAGAAGTCACTCACGCCTTCTTTTGGGAGAAGACGGAGAAGAAGGTCCGCAAGTTCTCGGCCACCTTGACTAAATACCTATACTCTCAAGGGTGGAGAAAGGTTACTTAGTACTCTTGAGTTTAGTAACGATGAATTTTACTAGCTCGCTTCTCTTGATGTCTTCCTCTGTGAATTGGAATGAGTAGATGCCCTTGGCCTTGCTCTCTTCGTCGCTGAATATACTTTGTAGCTTATCAAAGCCTCCAGATTTGTTATTAGGTAAGTCTGATTGGTCAGGATCAGCGAGAATGAAGCACTTGCTAAATTCCCCTACTCTGGTCATAAGGGTGATAATTTCCTTCTCTGTGCAGTTTTGACTTTCGTCGAGGATGATGGACTTCGCGTTCCAGCTCATGCCGCGAACAAACGATAACGGGTGGCTCTGGAGACGGCCTTGGTTATTCAGGCTATCTGCGTGTTCCTTTGATAGCAATTCATCCAACTTATCTGCGAAAGGCAAGTTATAATACTTCAACTTTTCGTCTGCATCTCCGGGTAGGAAACCGATTTTGCTATCGCTGCTTTCTACGGGGGACCTGATGTACATGATGTCGCTGACTTTCTTGTCTTTTATCAAGTGAAGAGAGCAGTAGATCGAAAGCAAAGTTTTGGAGCTGCCTGCCGGGCCGCTGATGAGCAACATCTTGACTTCTTTACTCAGGGCAAGTTTTATGAATTCTTTTTGCTTATCTGACCAATTGAGATCCCTGATTCGGATCTCTTCTTTCATTTTGTCTTTCTGGTGGACTTTTTTGGAGGTGTCTTGTTTAGCTTTGTTGTTATTGTGTTTAGCCATATTGTTATGTTGATAACTATCTCTAAGCTACAGTATCATACTAACTTACAATAAATAATTACACAAAAAATCCCCAAGCTTTTTAAGCAAGGGGAGTAGAGATCTAAAAGAATTACAAAATCAATCAAAAGACCCAGCGAAGACCGCCTGAGCCAACTAGGGAGCCATTTAGTTCCTTTGTGGCGAAATTGACAGTTTTCGTGGAGAAGTTGTTATCAATATAAGCTCCTTGAGCAAATACAGATAGGTTCTTCCAAATAGTCTTGGTCAAAGTAATCTTGGCCGCATAAGCTTCATAGTCGGTCATCTTGGTATACTCTACGGCAGGATTGACTGTAATAAAATTAAATAGCTCAAAAGGCTTCTCAACGCCCACAGTGTAGCCATATTGGTCAAGTTCTATCTGATAGGCTCCCTTGACGTAGGGAATCAAGAAACTATTCCGAAGAGAGAAAATCACATTGGCTTCAGTGTAATCGAGGACATTAGTCTGCCCGGTCTGGGCTCGGTCAACAGTGCCGTCCACCTTTAGGCTAAGGCCGTCAGCCAGCCCAAAGGACTTACCAAGGCCGCCCCCGTAGCGGTAGCCAGTACCCTGAGAGGTGTCGGCCAAGAAAAGGCCCCTAGCATAGAAATCTACTCCAAAATGATTCACTCCTACCTTTAGACTGGTAGTGGCGGCGTTTTCAGCCTGAGAAACATTGTTTACTAGATAGCTAGTGTTGTAATCGACGCCTACGGACCCAGATAGGCCACCTAGATCTGCTGCCAGAGTGGCGGCGCTAAGAGTTGAGGCTAGGGTTAGTACTTTGAATAGTTTATTCATGATTGTATATGTTACGGGAAGAGAGGGAAAAGTCAAATCTTTTTCTAGCTGGCCGGGCGGGTGGCGGGGCTTCAGAAAAGAGTTTCTGTCCAAATAAAGCTCCGGGGATTTTTTTTGTTGAGATATACGCTGATAGAGACATAGAGAAATGAGCTTTTGGATTTTTTTTATTCAGCTTCTCAAGAGAGATATAGAGAGGAATAGATCCTGTGAAACAGGGTCCGTGGATTTTTCCATTTGGTTTATTAGAGGGATATCTAGATAGAGAGATAGATATGAAAAGCCTCTTGGGATTTTTTTTGTTTGCGGCTTCCAGCCTCCGACATATTTTGACTCATTTTTCAGGAGAAGTTTTGTTTTTTTATGGTGGTGTCCAAATAGAGAGATAGATATGAAAAGAATGGGGATCTTTCTTTTGATTCATATACAGCCCATATCTGAAAAGACCCATAGAAACAAAGGGGTCCCATGGATTTTTTGATTTGACTTCTTAGAAGAGTTTAATGGAAGGTGGGGAGATTGAAGAAAGGCCCCCCCCGCGGCCGCGAATGATATAATATCAATATAATATCAAAAAGGGGTGCCCTCTCACATTATATCAAATTTTCTCACATGATATCAGAGGCTCTCACATAATATCAAGTCATTTCACATAACATCAACACATCTCACATAATATCAGGCATTTTCACATGATATCAGGTCTTCTCACACCATCTGGACTTATATCAACTCATCTGACACTCTCTCACATGATATCAACTCTCTTCTCACATATCAACCCATATCATTACCTATTGTCTCTTATATCAGTCTACTATATCAAAGGCCCTGCCGGGCAGGGGGGGACAAGGCATCAAAAAACAACCTAGCTACTTGGCATGGAAATAGCATTGCGATTTAAGGTGACAAAGCGCGCCCGCTATGGGCCAGCCCAAAGGAAGCGAAAGGAAGGGAAAGCTCCCCACGTTGCCCGGAGAGGTGCCTCAAAATAGTGCTTGCAACTGTCTTTTCCCTTCTAAGTGCCTCGAATTGAAGGGCTTGCGAAGGTGCCCCTTTTGGGTGGTCTAGTGGTAGCGCAAGGGGGGTCCGGCCCCGTGGCGGGGCCTTTCCGCTCGTTTGCGGGGCATTCGTTCCAAGTGCCTGAATTGGAACGCTTTACGCGGAAACGGACCAGCCTCCCCGGACCAGCCTCCCCGGACCAGCCTCCCGGACCAGCCTCCCGGACCAGCCTCCCGGACCAGCCTCCCGGACCAGCCTCCCGGACCAGCCTCCCGGACCAGCCTCCCGGACCAGCCTCCCCGGACCAGCCTCCCGGACCAGCCTCCCGGACCAGCC